TACTTCGTTTCCATACATCATACCAATATACGGAGGATCGTCAAATGAATATTCATTACCTGACATTTTGACATGAAGCGGTCTAGGCTCTTTTCCCCCTCCTGAATGAATCCAAATAAATTTCTTAACCCCCAAAGCTTTAAGTTTGGCAGTATTAATTGATTGGTAAGCCTTACGAGTTTGATCGAGGGCTACATTCTTGGCATGACGGACATTCCCATGATATTTCTTTGTGAGAAAAGGCACAAGGTCTTGTAAGCCATTGCCAGTGGTAATGCTTCTCATAACAGCACCTTGAACCTCTCCAATGTACTTTTGGGGTATGAGTTTGATTAAATTGCTGGCTTCTAGAGTGCTTGCCTTGATTACGTCTTGAAGTACAGCATCACTAAATGAAGTGTTGATAGTGAAATCTTTACTAGCGTCTTTAAGAGACATTCCTAATGTGATTGATGAATTACGCATAGTTCTAGAAATCATGCGATCTACAGCTCGTTTTGCTAGTTTGTCAAATCTTGTTGTCCATTTTTTGAGCAAATAGTTCAAAATAATCCTAGATTGACTAGATGTAGAAGCATCCATTGCAGAACCAAAATTAGTTTCTTTAAAAGTACGCTCTATCTCTCGCTTTACGTCACGATACATTAAACCCACCAAATCAACGATAGGTTTGGCAAAATCAGCAGAAATTCCAGCATTAGGTCTTAAAGCTCCACCAATCAAACCATCTTTAGGATCAGGCTTTTTAATTGGCTTCATTTAGCTTATTTTTTATAAAGATTATCTAAATGTTTTTTGGCTGAATCTGAATGTTGTTTAGCTAGGTCTAATTTGCCTTCTTTTTCATAAGCCCTAGCCGCTTCCATGTGAGCATGAGCCGCTTCTTTTGGGTTATTTAAACCATCTAAAACAAAAGCTTTTTCAGCTTTAACAACAGATCCAAAATCTTTAGCGTCTTCCACTTTATTAAATGGCTGTTCTACGTTTTTTGATTTTTCTTGAGAAGTTTCAGTATTTTGTTGAGGCTTATGAACATTACCAAAATGCTCTAAAGCTCTACTCTTGGAAGAAAAGCCACTAGCACTATATTCTCTGCCTTCATGCGATTTAACATTATGTTGTTCAGCAGGAATGCTTACACCCCATTGAGTTGTTTCTTTATGACTTGCAATTTTTCCATTAGCACTCTTATTAAAAGATTTAGTGCCTGTTCCTGAAGATACAGTCCCAGCCTCTTTGCCCTCATGAAGAATGGTATGTTTTTCTTTATTTGTAGTTTCGCCAGTAGAACTTGAAACCTTATTACTTCCTACTGTTTTATATTCATTACCTTTGGCAGAAGTAAATTTACCCTTTTTTAGAGCCGCAGGACCTTCTTTTACATTTCCCTTGCCATCAATAAGGACATGAGCACCATTAACAGTAATCCACTGCTCATCAGCATCTAACGCATCAGTTACTCTATCAAAAGGCTGTTCTTCTCCACCATCAGGATCATCTTCGGGATCATCTTCAAGGTCTTCATCATTAGGACTTTCTTCCATGATGCCTAATTCGTTATAACCACTTTGTTTATCAGTAGCAATACGTTGACGCTCATCTTCACTAGATAAAGCACCTGATTGGATAAGAATTGCAGAGGTTTGAGCTTTAATAAAGTTAGTAGACGCTAATTCTTCAGCAGTAGGAGTATCAAGAGGCAACCAATTCAAGGTTGTTTCTACATCCATTGCGCCCAATTTAGGGATTACATACGCTTTCATTACTAAAGCATGATGCCGTTCAGCCAATGGAGTAAGGTCATGGGTTTGTATTGATTCCAATAGCTCGTGATAGCTTGCTTCCTCATAATCACCTGAAGAATTGAATCCTTTAGGAGAAGTTCCAATCAATTTAGTGGCTGGTACTCCAGCAATAGCGGCAACAAGCTGATACTGAGTCATGATTAAAGCATCCATATCCCCAAGAGAAGTATCGAATTGCTCGAATTCATCCCCTTCTTTATCGCCTAGCTTGACACCAAAGTTATCTCGATATTGTGACCATTGTTGAAGTCTTTCAATAGCGGCATTGGAATTTGACATAACAGCTTCCATGTCTGTTTTCCAAACAGTTGTACGCTTAGTCATTGCTAATTGTGGTGCTTCATTGGCTGTACGCTCAGAAGCGTAAACCCGTTCCATAATCTGCTGTGAAAGTGGAATACCACCATAAAGGTAATTAGGCTTTAATACATCTACTGGTTCTGCATGACGGAAAATGATTAAATGGCTTCTATGAATCTTCTTACCATTAATGATCCACCAAGTAGGTTCGTAGAAATGCAGAGTATCAGGTTGGCTTGCAGAAGCACCATCCAGCATAGGAGCTGTCCAGTACGGATCAACTTGCACAATGCCTTTATACGATCCTGCCGTAATGCCATCAATGTTAAATGGCTTTTCATAATATTCAGGGTCAGTTGACATAACCTTGAACATGGCAATCCGAATACCAAAGATTCTGCCTTTGCGAATGAACTCTCGCATATTCTTTTCAAGGCTCATGGATCGGTCATACCGCTTCATAATCTTAACTACTTCAGGCTCTAACTCATCGCCATCTACGCTGACAATGTTATATCCCTTACGAATAGCATCATCGGCTGGCATTGCACAGGCTTTGTTCACTAACCAGTTTTGAGCAATAATTCCACATAGCTGTGAGCCAATAAACCCTTGCGAGGAATACCATCCCACTAATGCTTCACTAATTGAATTGTTTAAAGTGTTATAAGCCTTAAATTGTGGAAAGCCATCGCTGGAATCATCTTGAGCATATTCGCCTGTAAAAATAGGCTGTTGTCTTTTTAAATCAAAGATACGCTCTACTAAATCAAAACGCTTTTCAGGCTTGTCATAATCAACATGAGTGCTAAACAAGCTAGTTCTAGGAACGGGCTCTTTTGGTTCTTTTTTTACTTTGGGTTTTTTGAACCAATTAAGCATATCTGCCTTATTCAAAGAAACTTCTTTGATGAATCAATGAGGTATTAATTGTGATGTTTAATAAATTATTCATAACAACTAATTAAATTTATAGTCTATCTTTAATTACATTTTACATGAATCTACTATTTTTCAATCTTTTTGTAAAGCAAATAAAAATCATTGTAAAGATTCCCCGAAGGGTCAGGTTACGTTTATCCTGCGTCAGAAAAAGGAATTAACTGACCGATTGAAGCCAATATTAATCCATCAATCATCTTCATGCAATTTTCTCTTTAACCATTTCTAATAAATCTTCTTCACTTATACCCCAATACTTTGTGAATCCTTTATGTCCAAGAGCGTGAATACTGGAATCTCCAAGCCTATGATGGATAGCGCATAAAGGGATAACAGGGGCGAGACTTCGTTTTCCTCCGTATCTGCGGATGTGGTGCATCTCGACTGGAGAATCATCTGTTTCTCGTATGCCGTTGCATTGGCACAGAATACAGCCCAATCTCGCCAACTTAGCATAATTATCCTTTTCAGCTTTTGTCATCCAAAGAAACTTCTTCTAGGTACTAATATTTCTGAGAACGCTCTTGCAAGAGCATCTACTTGGTCATCATTATTGCCATTAGGGAACAATCTCATTTCACTTGTAAGAGCCATATTCCATTCTCCACGCAAAATCATTACGTTTCCAATGTTTACTTGAGCCGCAAAAGGTTCAGCTCTTGTGACTTTATCACCCGATTCAGGTGAACTCTTGACGTTATATCCAGCCAATTCTCTTGTTAAATAGATTACTTGGGTTTTTCCAGCTTGACCGGGGTCTTGCGGAATACTAATTTTTATTGCTTTGGTATCCATTGCGGCTGTATTCATCATGGCTTTATCTCGCTCATCAGGACCACAGCGCAAACGAACAATATCAGCAATGATGTATCTACCATCAGGCATTCTGCCTAATTTAGCTCCTACTGTGTAATCCCCATCCGTTGTGCTGGCTAAATCCCATGCCCTGCACCATTTAATATCAACACCAGCAGGGATAGCATCTATAACTTGTAATTGGTCAGGCTTAAACAATCCACCTTTAGAAGGTGAAGGTTTTTGCATATATTGACCTGAAAACACATAAGGATTGGCTTCTTCCATTCTATGTAAATCTTCAATCGTATGCTTAAAGTCCCATAAAGCTGTGTCATCATCCCCAATAGCAGGAATAATGATGCTTTCCCATTCCTCACCATTGCCACCAGCTTGTAGAAATCCTGACAAATCCCCTTCATGGAGTCTTTGCATAATGATAATAATAGGTGTTTCAGGACTATTGCAACGTGATTCAAGGGTGTTTCCGAACCATTCAATGACGTTATTACGCATGGTGTCACTATGAGCTTCATCTGCTTTGTGCGGATCATCAATGATAATTGCTCCACCAAAGCCCGGTCTCATTTTTCCAGCACCAAAGCCAGTAATCGTGCCTCCTGCACCAGTAGCATAGACAACACCATTTTCAGTTGTACGCCAATCTGACTTTGAATTGCTATCCCAACGAATATGAACATCAGGGAATATAGCCTTGTACTCCATGCTTTCTACCATCATTTTGGCATTGCCACTATTGTTTGTAGCTAAAGTGCCTGAATAGGATGTATGAATAAACTCTGCATCAGGACAATGACCAATTGCCCATGCTATGAAATTAACTACAGCAAGCTCGGTTTTTGAATATCTTGGAGGTATGTTGATAATGAGTCTTTTGCACTTACCCATGTACACACGAGTAAGAGCATCGCAAATTACCTTGTGATGCCAGTTATCCTTCCATTTATAGTTCTTACGCTTCTTGAACATATATTTAGAAAAGAAGTGAAAGTTATCACGACATTCCACATAAAGAGCTAATCTTTGTGCTTCATCCATCAATATTCTTCAAGAATCTCTTTTCTAGCCTTCAAGTATTCCTCAATGGATACATTACAAGCGACCAATGGACCACCATTTTCCCCTGTGATTTCAATGGCTTGTGCGGCTTCTCTCCATTTTCCTCTTGTTTTCATCCAAAAGATTTGAGCAGATACATTGCCATTGATAGCTTGGTTATAGAGTGCTCCACCTACTGCGGCTGTTGCCTTTGCGCTTCCAAGGTCTAATTCTTCTCTGAAATATAAGTTAAGAGTCGCTAACCCAATACCTTTTCCAGTTTCAGGATTAATCACCATACGACAAATTTGATCTTGAGGTGTTCCTACTGCGGCTAATTGAGATACCTGTTGTTTTTGTTTGTCTGTGGGTTCAAAAGGTGGGTGTCCAGCTTTTTCCCGTTTTTGTTTAGTTGTCATATTTATCCTATAAGGCTAAGAATATCCTCATGTGGTTGTCCTTGCTTATGGACTGGATGAGTTGTTTCCATGTGGCTTTTGAATTTATCCCAATCCCTGCGAAAAAATGGCTCAAAAATAATTCCTGACTTTATTGCTTGTTTGTAATTCATCCAACCCAATTTATCTCGATGTCTGCAATGAACCATCATGTGGCATCTAAAGCATAAGTGGAACGCATCTGTTTTTCCTGCTTGGAATGGTTCGCTGTAATCTTCAGCATGAGCATCCATAATTCCTTCATCTTGACCACAAGCGCAACAAACTGTTGGCTTTGGTAATCTAAATGATGCCCATTGTTGGTTTAACCATTTCTGCGCTTTGTTGCGTTGATGCGGGGTATACCCATTATATGGACCCAATTTATATCTTCCTCAAATACGCTACATTTTTATGAATCTTAATCACTTTGTAATGTTTTGACACTAGCTGGCATTCATCTTCCAATGATGCCAACGCATTAATCGCTGTTTTAGTGGCTATTCTGCCTTCAATAAAAATCTCTTGAACTCCTAATTGAGATAGTAATTCTATGAATACTTGTCCAAACTCTATGTCATTGCCAAACAATTCAGGAAAGCAACGTCTTGCAACTAATGTATCTATTTTAAACTTTTTTATAATCTGAGCAAGTTCTTTTAGCGTTTCAGGCAATATATTTAGACATATCAATGGAACATCAATGCCCGAAAGACTAGCTAAACTGACCGCTGTTTCATCAGCATCCACTCCAATAACATCATAAACAAGGTGTTGTTTGATTCTTTGAGCAAGCAAACCAGTAGAACAGCACAAGTCTAAAAAACTTTTTCCTTTGCTATAAGCCAATATGGCATGAAAAATATCATCATGGATTGCTGGAAATCGTTTTCCAGTTTTCCACGTTACAAGGTGCTGTTCAGAGTTGAATCTCATTTTTTATCATTCTTACTTTCATGGGGATACCAAGCCTTAGAATATTTGTAATCTTTAATATTTTTCATCTTGAATACTCCATCTTGATACAAAAGATCAATTTCATCCATTGTTGCTCCAATGTTATCCGCTATTTGCTGTGGATCATAATTGTGAGTATCAATTAATTCTTTGATAATTTCGCTCATTTGAATAGCAACATGGCTACCTTTGGCTCTATTAATCCTAATGGTTAATAACATAGCTTCAGGTTTAGTCAACTTCATAACTACACAAGGCACTTTTCCTTCATAGCGTTTTTTAAGAGCTTCGCTATCCATACTGAGTTTCCAGCGATGAAATCCATCAATAACCATGCCATCAGGATTAATGATTATTGGTTGAATCCAGCCACATTTGAGGATAGAACGCTCTAATAATTTCAATTCAGGAGTAAATACCACATTTGGATTCCAGCCATTTGCTTCTAAGGACTTGGAATCTCGCCATTGGATATTGTCAATTGGTTCTTTGCTTGTCATTTCTTTTTTCGCTCAGGAAGAATGTTTCGTTTAAATGCTCCACTCATAAAAGCACCAAGAACATATAGTGGTGGATATGCGTCAGGATATTTAACTGCGCTGGCTTTTACAGTTTCAAGTCGTTTGAGTGCCAATTCATATTGACGCTCATCCTCATTAAGGTTGTCCTCAATCCAAGATCGTATTCCTTCAAAGGATTGTCCATATTTTTGTTTAATGGCATTACGATCAAGCTCATGCCAATAACGCTCATGTACCAGCATTTCAGGAAAAACCTTGATAATCCGTTGGTAAAAATCAGGAGTTGTCTGCCTTACCAAGTCAAAACGCTTGGCGGCTTCAGCATGAAGTGGTGTAGAAACCCTTAATCCATTACCAGCCCACATCTGCATATCGTAGATTTTGCAGTATTGGATTTCCCTGTCATAAAAGTATTTGAAGATGTCATTTTCTTCCCAATCAAATAAAGGTTTGCAGAGCATGACATTCTTAATGCTTTGATCGCTTACTGCATTAATATAGTTTTCATTGAGTTTATTGACGCTTGCCCGAAACCGCATTAATGATTCACTTGATCTAATACCAGTCAAAAAGGCAATTTTTCCTTTATAAAACTTGGCAGTAAAGGCATCCATTGAATATTGGTCAAATTCACGATTATCACCATCGGGTAAGCTGTATGCCCATTCAGGCTTTTCTCTTACCCAAGGTCTTTTGGTATCCCATTGTGTATAGCTGTGAGTTACACCTAAGATATATTTTGCACTCTTTAAAGGAACGCAAAACCAAATCATATTAATCCAAGACTCCATTCGATATTTATCTACAAAATGGATAACTTCATCAGGAATAAGCTCCTCATCACGAAATACCACATCCATTGGTTTAGTTATTCCTCGCTCATCCATGACTTCTTTGACTAAATGGATAACTGCAAGGCTGTCTTTACCGCCTGAAAACATGACCACAATAGAATCAAAAGCATCAAATAAATGATGAATTCGCTTTTTTCCTTCTGTTAGCACATCAATATCAATGTACTTCTTGACTTTAGCCAAGGTCTAACTCCCCAATGTATTCAGAAAGACGCTGTCCAACGCTGTCAGTTTCAGGGAATTTTTCCTTTAAAAAGCGGATAAAAGCATAAAAGACTTCTTGTTGTTCTTCATCATCAAAAACAATGTTGTACTGGATGGAAAAGTTTAATGGCTTATCACTAGGATCAGTTGATTTAATGGGTTCAGGATACATAATTTGAGATAGTTCTTCACCATCAAAACCCATCATTGCCATGTCAAATTTCATATCTGAAAGGTCATGGAGTTCAATTTTGAGCAGTTCATTGTCCCAATCAGAATTCAATGCCAGCTTATTGTTTGTCAAAATGTAGGCTTGTTTTTGAGCTTTTGACAATCCATCAATTTTTACAAAAGGAACTTTAAGCATTCCCAATTTTCTTGCGGCTAAAACTCGCCCATGTCCAGCAAGAATCATATTGTCTTCATCTACCTCAATAGGATCATTAAAACCAAATTCCTTGATTGATGCCGCAATCTGAGCTACTTGAAGATCGCTATGATTTCTAGCATTTTTGGCATAAGGAATTAATTTCTCAATTTCAATTTCTGCGGTTTTCATTTTTTCCCTTTGTTAAATTATACATCGTAAAGTATATAACAAAACTCTACGAATGTTGATAAGGTTTTATGATTATTTCAACTTGACCATTCTTCATAAATCCCATTTTTTCTAATTGCCATTTGTGAATAATGCTGTCATCAATCATTACTCCAGCGACAACCAGCGAATCAGTTAATACCTTTTCATAGTTTGCTATGTCTCGTTTTCTTTTATCAGGCATCCAAAAGTTATATGTAACAAATAATGGAATATCTAATTTTAAATTGGCATTTTGAAGTCTTACATCAAAATAGATAAGCTGGTTATACGCTTTTGCTTTTGAAGTTTTATAGGCTTGTGATCCATTTCTACCCATGTAATGATTTGTACTTGGAGGAAAAGGAACTGTAAGTTTCAATTCTTCAAACATTTTATTCATTAGGTAAATCGTTAAATATGACGTTTTGATCTATTGCCCATGCTTCTACCATCATCATAAAATCATTAAATTCAGGTATATCTAGTTCTGTGCTGGACATTCCAACCACAATGATTTCTCCATCAGGCAATGGAATTTCTATCACACCAATGAATCTTCGTTTTGCCCATTCATGCCAAGTTTCAGCAATTAAGACATTTCCATTAATTTTTAATTGTTCAGCTATTTGATGCAATATTGCCCAATAACGTCTATTTTGAGCATCCCGTCTTTTTTGCCTTAATGGCTGGAATGTTAAAATATATGCTCCATCTGTATAGGTTTTTTTACAAACATTTAGAGCTGTATCAAGGTCTTCAATTTTTAAAACAATCTTTTTATACATCGTATTTTCCAAACCCTGTGTAAAATTCTTTCAGTTTTGCCCTAGCAATTTCTGCACTCTTGGCATCACGCTCAATCTCTTTTTTTGTCTTTTGATGTGTAAGGGTTTCTTCAGGCTTAACTGGAATTCGCACTTGATTGCATAGGTTATAAATTTGATTTGGATTCGTAATGAATCCATCAGGGTCTAAATTCTTAATCAAATAATCAATCTTTGGCTTGTAGGTCAACTGGCGGTCTAGGATTTCTACCCAAGTCTGCTTCATCAATCTTGGATCAATTCCTTGAAAATTAGCCAAAAACCGATTTCCATAAAAAGCGGATAACTTTGCGATTAAGTAGGCATATCCTTGGTCAACTGTAAAAAAGTCTTTCTCATGAAATTCGTTTTGCATTTTGACCAGCCTCCATATCAAATATTTGGGCTTCTGAGCGTTCCTTTGCAATTGGTGTACCCAACATCATGCTCTCTAGCTGTCGTGTAGCCAGCACACTATCACGCTCCTTGAAACTGCTATTCTTTGCAGTAGCTACATCCTTTATCCACTCCGCTTTAAAAGATTGCCAATTTCGCTCACAACAAATAATCATTGCTTGTTCCAAACTAACACCAGCTTTTAAGGCTTCACGCTCCATGCCTTTCAATGCTGTAGGTGTCCATCTTGCTTTCTTGGATCTCCTAACTTCCATGTAATCTTTAAAAACATCATCAGATACACCGAATGGTGTAATGTCTTTTATTGGTTTATGGTTATTGGTTATTGGTTTATGGTTAGCATTGCCTTCGGATTGCGTCTGTAATGCGTTCGCATTGCGTTCGCTTGTTCGCCCATGACCAGCTTGCCATCTAGCGTTTGCGGACTGCCTAGCTTTCTCACTTTTACCATGATAAGCACCTATAACTTCATCACATCTTTTATGAATATACCCTGCTTCTGTCAATTCAAAGAAGTCTGTTAATACGTTTTGAAGCGATTGCTGTTCATCCGCATTGCGAACGCTATGCGAACGCATCAACTTCGCAAGGTCATTGCTTAACGGCACTTCATCAAGGTAATAGCTGTCTAGTAATTGGCTATAAATGCCATGCTCCAGCAATGTTAAGTGGGAAGTATCTTTCCTGTAATCACCAATATTGTGTGGGTAGAAGTGCATTATTCCACCTCACTTTGACTTAGATAGTTTGCCCTTTTTTCATCGGCTACTTTCAGCAAATCAGGCATCTTTTTCATCAGCCCTCGCATTTGTCCTATGGTAACTAAAACCATATCGCTGTCTTGCTTTAGGGAAAAATCACCACCTTCAGTAATGGTAATTTCCAGCCCTAGTTTTGGCTCAAACTTCACTTTCATTTCACTCTCCTTTAAGTAAACTTTGCCAAGCATCACGCCTAACAAATCTGCAACATTAAATTATATGAACTTCATTGACTTGTGCAACATCTTTTTTATTCAGGTTTCTTACCATAGATTTCAGGGGATAAATCATATCGACTAATCCCTGATAGTTCTTCGACCTTCAATACATGATGTGGAGGAATCTTATTTTTCTTTCCCCAAACATAAACAGCCGCACGAGTAATTCCAATCTGTTTTGCTATTTCACTTTTGCCCACAATTCGCAGGGCTTTTTCAATATTCGTAATTTGCATTTGCAATTCTCCTAATAAACATTCTTGAATTGTAACAATTTATTTGACAAACGCAAAGTTTCACGTGGAACAATTTAAAAAAATCCCCCAGTTACGGGGGATCTGTTTAACAAGTTACTGCATACCATTTAATACCATTGGTATCTTCATAATCAAAAGCTTCTGATCTGCCACAAGGCATACCATTAAACCAACCTCCGTTATAGCGGCAATCTTGCTTCACAACTTGCTTTGCAATTTTTTTGGCTTCAGCTTCTTTTTCAAAATATAAGACGCTTAAACATATTCTACTGTCCAAGCTCCAGCGACCTTTTACTTTACCAAAATTGAGTACGCTACCGCCATTATGAATAGTATTCATTTTATTTCCTTCACATTTAGTTTTTAAAGAGCATCGTAAGTTTCACCTTACTCTTAGAGTATAACACATCTTTTGACATTTGTCAAGTTTTATTTTACATCTATTTTGTTGCGTTAGAGCAACGTCAAAATATATTTTACTTTTTTTGTATTTATTGCTTGCATTTAATATTTACATCTGTAGAATAGTAATTGTAGTTTGTTTAGTTTAATTAAATGTTAAGGAAAATAAAATGACTAAAGAAGTGACACAAGCAAGAATAGCTGAAGAAAAGCTGATGTTTGGTGAGCGTCCCGAATTGTTTTTAGCTAGGCACAAGGCTTATATATCAATGGTAGGTATTGATATGTTTGTATGCGGCTTAATGAGCGATGCACAAGAAGTTATGGCGCATGGCAATGTTGAAGAAGCCCGACAGTTCCTTAATAAAGCCAAATGGCTGTTAATTCAAAAAATGGAAGGAAACCTTTAAATGAAAAAGAACCTAATTATTACTTTGGCAAAACATACAACAGCAAAAGACATTCTGTTTTTCCAAATAACACCAGCAGAAGATTTTAATTTCTTTACAAAACGTGGCTATGACAAAAAGTGGAATCTGCATACCGCTAAACCTATTAGCTTTGAAGATGCGGCAAAGGTTCGTGACTTTACAAGGGAGTATTTGGCAATTGTCCTTGAAGGCAGTTTTGTGTATGCACCATTGAATACTGAATATGCCACGACTATTGATGAAGCCATTGAAACAATCAACGCAATTATTGACCATGACGAAAAAGCAGATTGGGAGGCATGAAATGAATAAATTTATTGAAGTCGTAGGAGTTACAGCATTGGGCTTGGTATTCGGGACTTTGATTGCTTGGGGTGTAATTGGCAATCAATTTTTGACAATTTTTATTAAAGGTTAGATATGAAACTTCCGACACATTCCCTGCCTAAATATGTGATTGACACTTTATCTGAAAAATTTACTGAAAGTGAAGTCAATGTCCTTGATAGGAATTGGCACTTTTTTTCACAAATGCGATTTGGTTCTGCAAGCAAACGTGATTTTTGGAAAGAAGGTCGAATGATTTTGAGCTGTTTAAAACTGGAGGAATTTAAATGAAAAACTTAATGGCTAGATGTATTGAGCGTGACGATTGCAAAGAACTGGTTTTGCATGAAGTCACTTATGAAGATGAAAATAACAAAAAAGTTATTGTCAAGGTTTTGGCTTCTGACCCAATGGATGCCATTAAACAAGTGCAAAGGAAATTATCATGATTTTAGTCATTGATACCCAATATTGGGAAAACTATGGTGCTCATGATTGGGATGGCAAAGGTGAGTGTCCACAGTATTGGAAAGCCAAAGGTGGCTCTAATTACAAGATTAGTGGTGCTCCACAATCTTTGAGTTATGACGAATTATTGAAATATTCATTAGCAGTAGAAGTCAATAACGAATATTGCAGAGAGCAAGTAATGGGTGTCCATTTTGAAGAAAACACTTGGCTATCTTGGTTTGAAAAATCACAGCTTGAGTGGGATGGTGAAATTGTCCATAAAGAACCAATTTTGACTTGGACTGAGCTTCTTCAAAAAAATGCCAAAGATATTGCATTTATGAAAGATTTTGTTGACCAGTCAAACTGAAGATGGGGTTAATCCCCGAAACCCTATTGTTTAGGGTCTTTGACAAACACGAAAGGAATCAAAATGGCACACGAATTAACTGAAAGAGAAAATGGTTTTGTTGAAATGGCTTTTGTCGGGGAAACACCTTGGCATGGTCTTGGACAAACGCTTGAAGCTGACGCAACCATTGAACAATGGCAAGTAGCCGCTGGTATGGATTGGACAATTGAATCCTCCCCAGTTGCTTATGGAACTGGTCAAGGTGTAATAAAAACACCATTGGAAATTTTTGAAGGTCAAAATGTTCTATATAGATCAGATACTAAAATGCCTTTATCCGTTGTATCTAATAGATATAAAGCGGTACAGCCTTTGGAAGTCCTTGAGTTTTTCCGTGACTTGGTGGCTGAAAATGGATTTAAGATCAATACAGCAGGAACTCTAAAAGGTGGCAAGCACCTATGGGCATTAGCTGAAACTGGCAAATTTGGTGAAGTCTGCAAAGATGATGGTGTCGGTGGCTTTTTGTTACTGTCAACATCATGCGATAGGACATTGGCAACGACAGCAAGGTTCACGACAGTTCGTGTGGTTTGTAACAATACATTGACGGCTTCATTGCAGAGTAATCAAAATACAGTGTCATTTAGTCACTTGAGTCAATTTAACCATGAAGCAGTTAAGGCAAAACTTGGCAATGCGGTTGAAAGTTTTGGTTCTTTTATGGAAATGGCTAAACACCTACAAGCACAACAACTAGGGGCATTGGCTTCTGAGAACTTCCTCAAAAATCTATTGACAAGTTTTAGTCAAATTAATGATCCTGACTATGACATGACTAAAAATCGGGCTTACAAAAAGATTATTTCTTTGTTTGATTGTGAAGCCAAAGGACTCAGTTTAGTTGGACATACCAAGTGGGGAATGCTCAATGCTGTTACTGAATATGTTGACTTCCATAATCCAAGTAGAACCAATGATTCTAGGTTGAGTAATGCTTGGTTTGGTAATGGTGATCGTATGAAATTAAAGGCTGTAGAGCTTTTAACAGTCTAGTTGCAAGGATGCAACATCTAAAAATATTTTTAAAAATAATTAAAAAAGATGTTGCAATCCTATTTGACATCTGTAGAATATAAGTTGTGGTAAGTAAATTAAATGTTGAAAGGAATAAAATGACAATAGCACGAGAAATCCTAAAGCAGTTAGGTGATAGCAAATTCATTGCTATGACGGGAGCAAAGCATTTAGCAGATATGCAAGATGGTCTTTCTTTCCAACTATCCAGCAGAATGACAAGAAATCGTTGTAATGCAGTAAAGATTACTTTGACTCCTATGGATACCTACCAAATTAAGTTTTTGAAAATTTGTTCAACAGAACTTAAAACAATCAAGATTATTGATGATGTTTATAACGATCAATTGCAAGAAATATTCACTAACGAAACTGGATTGGAGACTTCATTATGAGCATGAATAGAGCTGATGCGTATTACGAACCTGAAGATTTTGATGATCGTTGGGATGAAATTGAAGAACGAGCATGGCAATTGATGAAAACTCCACAGTTTGATCCATACCAAGCTGGAAATATCTCAGAAATGATGGGTGAACTAAGCGTTGATATGGCAAAAGATTTACAAGCAATATTAGATACCCATGATTTTGAACAAATTGGCAGAAAAATTTGGGCTATGACTTATGACTACATGGAAAAGTATGCAAAAGATCAAGCTGAAGGTGAACTTTAAAAAGGAAATGAAATGAAACAATCAGAAAGCATTAAAGAATTAGCATTGGCATTATCTAAGGTACAAGGTAAATTGACCTTTGCCAAAAAAGAAAGTGCAAATCCATTTTTTAAATCAAAATATGCGGATTTAGCGTCTGTTTGGGAATCTTGCAGAACTTTATTGTCAGAAAATGGTTTGGCTGTGATGCAGTTTCCAAGTGGCTATGAAACTAGGGTCATTACTGGTGAAAAAACTGTGGCAGAGCATTTGATGTCATTAACTACAATAATTACCCATGCTTCAGGTGAATGGATGTCTCAAGACATGACATTACCAGTAACCAAAGCAGATGCTCAAGGCGCAGGAAGCGCAATTACCTACATGAGAAGATATGCGCTTGCGGCAGTAGTTGGTGTGTATCAAGATGATGATGATGGTAATAGTGCGTCATCACCAAAAGAATCATTAACTCCAAAAGAACGCCCAGCGACATTAACGCCTGAAGAATTGGATAAGATTAATTCTTTATCAAAAGATACCAATACTGATATTGCCAATATTGCAAAGTTTTATGGCAAAAAAGACATCAAAGAAGTTGAGCGTTTGCATTTTATGGCAATTGTTGAACAGCTTGAGAAAAAAATTGCGAAATCTTTACATAATGAAGATAAGGAATAATCCATGATTGATTTAAGCAATCCTCAAGAAGTAGCTGAATTGGAGCAGGGATCACAAGAATGGCATGATTTTCGCAAGCAACATCGTATGGCAAGTGAAAGCCCTGCAATTCTTGGAGTAAGCCCATACCAAAAAGCCAGTGATATTCGTAGGGTCAAAAATGGTGGTGGAAGTGGGTTTGTCAATGCGGCAATGCGTAAAGGTACTGAACAAGAACCTTTTGCACGAAAAGCATACAACGAAAAATATGATCCTATGCGTCCAGCAGTTTTTGTAAATGGGATGTATGGAGCTTCACTTGATGGCATAAATCTTGAACAAGATGGTCTTTGGGAGTGCAAGACACCTAAAGATGGTTTTGCTTCTGAACGTGCAAAATTATGTCTAAGGAATGAACTTACTGATTATGACTATGCACAAGTCCAGCACCAGCTAATGGTAACTCAAGCGAAATGGTGTGATTTTTGTGTGTGGGATTGGAATGAAGCTGATTTTATTATGACTAGAGTTTTCCCTGATTTAGCAATGTGGGAAAGAATCCATGCAGATTGGGAATTGTTTTGGAAAGATTTAGGCACAAGAACTGACGCTCAATGGCAATCAACAGTTAAAACATATCTTGATTTAAAAATTGCCGCTGACGTAGCAGTAAAAGCCCTTGAAGAAGCCAAAAAGCAATTGCAGGAACAGCTTGTGGGGGATGTCAATGAAGGGTTTGGTGTAAGGGTGCAACGCATCACAATAAGTGGCTCTACGGACTGGAAAAAGGTTCAGGAGCGTTATTTAAATGATATGGATTTAACAGAGTTTAAAAAGCCTGACACATATCAGATTCGTATAAATGAAATTAAGGAGTAATCATGGGTTGGTTAATTGGCATCATTTGTTTTTTTGCATGGATAACACATATTTTGTTCTGTTTTAGCCATGCGGCTTGGGGGTTTCTCATTGCAGGAGCAATATTTTTTCCCATTGGAATATTCCATGGGTTTTATCTTTGGTTTCAATAAGGAGTAATCATGGCTGGAGTTAATAAAGTTCTAATTTTGGGGCGTTTGGGTAAAGACCCCGAAACTAGATATACCGCAGATGGAAAATGTGTAGTTTCTTTATCAGTAGCAACATCAACACAAAGCAAGGATGCCGCAGGAAATAAGACTGAATACACAGAATGGCACAAAGTATCAGCTTTTAATAGTGCGGCTGAAGCGGCTGGAAAATACCTTAAAAAGGGAGATAGACTTTTCCTTGAAGGTTCATTACGAACTAAGAAATACCTTGATAAACAAGGTGTAGAACGATATTCGACTGAAATTGTGGCTGGTAGGCTTGAGTTCTTAAATGACAAGCATACACAAAATCCGCAAGATATTAGTCCTCCCGAATCTCAAGTGGATGGGTCATTTGATGATACCCCGTTTTAATCAGTAAACAAACTTATAAAAAGGAAGCCAAAATGAAACAGAAAGAACTAATTATTGCGACTTTAAAGCGTGGCTGGACAAGTCCATTGGATGCTCTTAAACAAGCTGGAACAATGAAACTATCCACTAGAGTAGGCGAGTTAAAAAGTGCTGGTTACATAATTCTTGACAAATGGCATGAATCCAAGAAATATAAAATGTATAGATTGACAGGAATTCATAAATGAAGTTTTTGATTTTAACTTTACCAATCTTGCTGACAGGCTGTCTTACTTATCCATCAGTTGTATGCAAAGATGGAAAAATGTACAGCAAGGTTGGT